AACGCTTTAACTTCATACCATCTGTTATCCAACCCAAGAAATTCTTGTGGTTCAGGTATTGTTGTATATTGTGTACCGTCTTTTAATAAAACACTTGTTATTCCCAAAACATTTTTTTCTGGTAAGAATAATTCAAAATAAGGTTTTACATCATTTGGTGTAATAACTCTCTTAAATACCTTTGTTGTTCCATTAACAACAACCTCTCTTTTTGTTATTGTATAATTTAAAATCTTACCATTTGAATCAAAATTTGGTATTTTCAATCTATTTGGTGATCCCTCGGCATTTAATGGTGATGCAAAATCAATATCATAAACCGTTTCAAATGGTTGTCCAGCACCAGATACTTGTGATCCTCGTCTTAATATACCACAATATCTCAAATCTTCTTTATCACCAAAGGCTGGTACTGTAATTGAGAAATCAACTAACGCCACAGAAGGTCGTTGACCAGGGATTTTTAATCCGTATGTTCTTGCTATGTTATAAATTGATGATTTTTGTTGTGCGTATTGTAATACGGTTTCTTGGATACTTCTATCTATTTGGAATTGTAAATTATCAGTTACCGCCGCGTTCAAATCCATTAAAACAGAAAAAACACCAGCATCATTAAAGTTCTGGATTAAATCTGGATAATACGTTCGTGTAAAATTTATTAATTCCGTTCTAATCGTTTGGAAATCCCTAGCCGTATATGAAATCTTTTTCTCTGCCATAATTATTAAATATTAATAATAACAAAATCTGTACTTTCAAACGCTTGATTTGTTACCCTATAATTTATTTTTATTCTTGCCGTATGTTCTTTTTCACCAATACCCTGTACCGTATATTCTCGTTCACCTTGTGAATTAATAAATGTACCTTTATTTTCTTCACCCTCAGAAGCATCTTTAATTTCAATATTTAAAATCTGAATCCCAGGTATGTATTTTTCAACAGAATCCCTAATTTCAGATTCAACATCAGCAAACGTTGGTCCGTCTAATGGTTCAAAAATATATTCATATAATCTCGTACCAAAGTCTGGTAAAAAATATCTTGTTCCTTTTCTGGATAATAATAAATGTACTAAATCAGTTCTAATTTCTTCATCCGTAGTGTCAGATAAATCTAAATAACGTCCATTAAAAGAATCTCTAAAAGGAAAATTTATCCCATATGTTACACCATTTGCCATATTTAATAAATATAATGGTTGGTTGTTTTATATAAAGAAAAAAGATGTTGTTGTGTTCTGGAACATTCTCAAATATTTATATAAAAGACAAATTGTTAAAAAATGTTAAAATTTACGTTTGTTTTAGTAATATATATATCTTTGATGTATTAATAATTTAAAACCCAAACATTATGAAAACAATTATTTTTATTTTATGTCTGTTATTTACAACTTCTGTTAATTCACAAGTTATTAAAATTGAGGTGTCCGGTGTTATTGACACATATGGTTATGACACCAGTGTTTTTAATCTTATCAACAACGACAGTTTAGACTATGAGTACAGAAAAGTTAATAGTACATATAATATTGATTTAACAAACAAGTCATTCACACACATCAAAAACAACATTGTTTTGAGTGAGGGTGAAATTACCTTTGATGATAAGGATGGTGTTGTCTTAGTTAAGTTTTTAATTGAAGGTTATAACATTTGGATGGTTATTAATGCCGATATAAATAACGAACAAGTAACTTGGTTCTCAAACACAGATAACTTTATTGAATTAACCAAATTCACCGACTTTCTAATCGTGAAAAGTTCTTAAAACAAAAAACCCATCAAAAGATGGGTTTTATTTTTATGGTTTTGTTGGTGTTGTAAATTGTGCAACCCAAGTATTTACGGCTTGTTTAAGTCCTGGTTGGGGTAATTGTTGTAAATTACTTGGCAATTCTTTATTGTAATTAATATTAAACGTTTGTATTATACTATTTCCAATAATACGAGGTCCGTTAGATGTTAACATTGACGAAACTCTTTGTGCTTCACCTATAGGTGTATTACCATATTTAAATTTATAATGTGTGTCGGTCGCATCAGATTTTCTTTCAACAGATAATTTAATGTTTGGGAACTTAGGATCTGTTTTAATTTTTGCATCTATTTGTGCATTTAAAATTCCTGCAACTTGATCCATTATTGCTTTAATAGAACTATCCTCTTTAGATTGTTGTTCTTTAATCACACGTCTTACAATTCTTGTAAGATCTGATTCTGTTAATCTAATTATTTTTTTCATTGTTTTTTATTTATAAATATATTATTGTTTATTTTTATGGTTTAGTTGGTGTTGCTGGCGTTGCAGTAATCGGTGTAATCGTTGATGACAATTGTGGTCCTTGTCCACTAATAAATGGTGTTATAGTAAAAAATCCTGTGTCTGTATTTTGTGTACTTGCTTTAGTTACCCAACTTGAGTATGGTGTTTGATTTTTTGCGACCATACCAAAAGTACCAACATTTGGGTATAATCTTGATTTTACCCAACCAAGGTTTTGTAAGTCTGTGATGTCACCACCTCCTACTGTGAATAAACTGACACCCTTTCTTATTGCGTTAACACCATCTGTAACGGTGTAATTATTCTCTTGGTCACTTTCATTAAAGTTAGTTTTAATTGGTGTTTTCCAAACCCAGATTGTGTTAGTACCATTAAAGTATAATGACCCAATAGTATATTCAGAAGCAATTGTAGAACCTAAAATTGTTGGGTTTGCTGTGTTTGCGTTTTTAAACACAACAATCGTTTTACCAACCATACCATTAATATCTGTACCCAAATATGTTTTATACGCATTAATTACGTCTTCGTTTCTTGCGTTTTGAGGTAATGACGTACCCATAAGTTGATTTAAACGATCCAATGTTGGGTTCGGTTGTGTTGCTGGTTGTGCTGGTGTACCTGTTGCTACCGGCGCGACTGCTGGTGTTCCTTGTTCACCTAAAAATTCTCTAGCAATCGCACTTTTGTGCATACCAAGTATTCTTGATTTTTCTTCTTCTGTTATTAAGAATTTCATATTTTTTTATTTATAAATATATCGTTATAACAAAAAAAACCACTAATTTAGTGGTTTTTCTTATTTTAAGATGAACATCCAAAACATTCAAAGTCAGAATTTTCGGGTTTTGGTGGTAAATTAATATTTGTATAATTTATTTTTGGTTGTTCCTGTTTTGGTATTTCTCTTTTTGTAATGTCCACAGCCAAATGTTTCGCACCAGTTGAGATAGCCTTTGTTCTAACATAATAACACAATGTTTTTAAACCGCTTTCCCAAGAATGGAAATGTGATGATGTGATTTTTGATAGTGTTGGGTCTGCCATATAGATATTCATTGATTGTGATTGATCAATAAAAGGTGCTCTATCTGTTGCCATATCAATAAGTTGTTTTTGTGATATCTCCCAAATTGTTTTATATTTTGGTATTAGATGTTCAATTCTTTTTACCTTTTTAATATAATTTTTATCTTCTGGATCAAGGTAATTATTGAAATTAATGTTCTGGATTGACCCCTCGTTCATAATAATTTCATTCTTTAAATCCTCACACCATATTCCAATTTTTTCAAAATCATTAATTAAATATTTGTTAACAATCGTAATTTCACCCCCAACAACACGTCTATTAAATATTGCGGAATGTGCTGGTTCTGTCATTTCATATGAACCGGTAATTTTTGCCGACGAGGCTACTGGCATCTGAGCCGTAAATAGTGAGTTACAGACACCGTATTTATTAACGTTTTCTTTTAATGTTGACCAATCCCAAAATAAACTACCCTCATTTAACCCCCACATATCAAATTGAAACACACCTTGTGACATCGGTGACCCATCAAAATAGTCATATGGTTTATATTTACCCTCAATACATAGTTGATTACTTTCGTAAATCGCACCATAGTATATTGTTTCAAATATTTCTTTATTAAGTCGTTTTGCTTCTTCTGATGTGAAAATATAATCCATTAAGTAAAAAACATCCGCTAAACCTTGTACACCAATAGCGATTGCTCGTTGTTCTAGACCACCCTTTCTACCCTTTTCTGTTGAGTAGTTGTTTATATCAATTACTTTATTTAACGATCTCACAACCTTTCTAACCTCTTGGAATAATAACTCGTGATTAAATTTACCCCCTTGTATAAAATTCTTTATAACCATTGATGATAATGTACAGATCGCTGTGGTTTCCTCGTTTGTCACTTGGAAAATTTCACAATTATGTACCAATATATTATTAGCATAAAAACAAGATGTTTCTGGTACTTGGATGTCGTAAACATCCTCTTTTTTGTTTAGTTTAGTTATTTTAATCATATTCTATATATTTAAATTTTAAATTTCTATGTTTTTCTCGTTTACCTTTACAGATCTGAACTATTGCCGAAGGATTTCCGTTAATATCATTTGCTGCTTCAGTTATTGACTCGTAAATTTTTTCGTTTCCTTCATTATCAATACTCATTATTTTTAATTTTCTACCTTTTTTAATATCAAATGTAAATTCGGTATTTTCATATTTAAAGATATTTTTACTATCATTATTGTTTTTACATTTTCTACGTATCACTTCAACACAAAATCCTGTTTCTTTTGATGCTTCGTGTACATTGTTAAATATTATTTCGTCTTTTTGATTAATATCTTTTTTATAACATATCTTCTTTTGTTTATTAGTGCGTTTAGGTTTGACATAATCAGATCTTTTACTTTTACTTAAAACTAATTCTTTATTTTGATATTTCCAATAGTAACCTTTATGTTTTCCACCATTATTTAATGATTTATATAGACAAACAGGACTTAAATCATATTTTTTTATCGCGTCTATCGTTTTAAGTGTATCAACAATATTTAAAGTTTCAGGACATATAACGTCAATAAGTGGTATTCGTTCATATCTTAAAGTTCTTAATATTTCTTTATGTTTTTCGGTAATTTTTCTACCAGTATTCCAATGGAAACCATTTTCTTTTTTAAATTTAGAACTAAAACTTTCTTCTTTCGGTCTTTTATAATTAGGATTGTTTTCACCAGACCATCTTTTAGAAGATATTTTATCTATTTTTTCACGTAAACCAGGAATTACTTTAAATAAATCACCACCCACACCGCCGTCAGCAATATTTGTTAATATCCCGCCGTCCATATTCTTACCGTAAAATTTAATTAAATTTTTTTCAACATCCAAAACTTTTTTTTCATCATCATCTTTATATACAATTACAAAATTAGGTTCAAAACCATTTTCTTGTAGTTTTTTAATTTTATTAAATTTGTGTGGATTAACTATTTTTTTTATATTTCGTTTAACTTCGTGATAATGTATTAAATGTCGTTCAATCCTATTTTTAGATAAAGAATCCCCTTTACCAACATAGAATGGTTTGTATTCAACAGAACAAAATTCATTATCATAACAACCTTTTTCCGTATCATCTAATAATATATAAACATAATATCTCATATTTATAAATATACCAATAAAAACAAAACGACTATATGTTAATATCTAAATTGTCATTTTCTAATAAATTATCAGCCCGAACATATCCTCTATTCTTTGTGTATATTAAATGGTCTGGTGTACATTTAATTGAATATCCGCTTTCTTCGTCATAAATTTCTAAAAGTTCACTATCTTTTCTTGTTAATTTACCAGTCAAAATATCAACAAAAATTCCGTCTTTACTTTTTATTTTTAAACGTTCAGAACATTCTATCAATTCAATAACTTCAACCATTGTTAAATTTTCAATATTACCGTTTTCTCTCTGGATTATTAACTCAACGTCACCAGTTAAACAACATAAATTGGACTGTTTGATGACACCGATGTTTTGGTGGTTGGTTTTTCTATTAGCACTATCTTTAGCAGCCAAATAAGGAACACCAGTTTCAACTTGTGATTCAATGATTTTTGACCATATATCTTGTGCTTTAACTTTTTTACCTAAACCCAAACTAACCGCCTTATTATAGTTTGTTTCGTATTCATCACCATAACATTCTTGTAGTGGTTTAATTCCAGATTTAATAATATCACTTGGGCAAAATAAATACCAGTCACCATTGTTCTTAACCGCTTCCATAAAATTATCTGGTATCCAAAGTGCTGTGAATAAATCACGAGCCCTTAACTCTTCAGCACCTGTGTTTTTCTTAATTTCCAATAAATCAATAATGTCTTTATGCCAAGGTTCTAAATAAATTGCCGCGGATCCTGGTCTACGACCTTGTTGGTTAAAAAATCTTAATGATTCATTAACAATTTTAAGGTATTTCAATAAACCACCAGCATAACCACCAGATGTTGATATTCTACTTTCTTTACTTCGGATATTAGACATCGCCAATCCAATTCCAGCGGCATCAGATGAAAATGTTGAGATATCTGTCAATGTATCCAAAAGACCTTGTCTTGAATCCGCATTATTATAATGTAATACACACGACGCTAATTGAGGAACTTTTGTTCCAGAATTAATCATAATTGGTGTTGCTTTAGAGATTAACTGTTTTGATAATGATTTATAATAATCAACCGCCTCTTCAAAAGTATTGGTTGTCCACAATGCAACACGCATATACATATGTTGTGGTCTTTCAATCGTTTTACCGTTTGATTTTTTTAATAAATACATTTCTTGTAACGATCTCCAAGCAAAATAATCAAAGTTATAATCGTTTTCGTGTTCAATTACCGCGTCAATATTTTCTTCACCATACTCTTTAATTGTTTCAATTAGTATATCGTTAATAATACCTTCTTCATAAAGTTCAAACATTGTTTGTGTAAAACTAGCATTTGTTTCTTTGTGATATGATGATATTGCAACCGTTGCCGCTAACCTTGAGTAGTCGTGGTGACTACCTGTATATGCTGCAGCAATCTCATATACCAACTTGTCCAACTCTTTTGTTGTTACTTCACCTTCTGTTGGTACAGATGTAATTACTTTAATAAAGATTTCGTCAGAATTAACGTTTAACCCTTTAACGGATTTTTTAATTCTGTTGTATATTTTTTGGGGATTAAATGATACGATCTCCCCATCTCGTTTAATTATTTTTAGTGACATAAATTATATTTTAAAAATCGTCCGTGAATGTTATTGTTTCATTTAATTTGGCTTTTTGATATTCCATTGTTCTTGATTCAAAGAAATTACCTTTTGTTTCAAGAGCAATTTGTTCCATAAATTTAAACGGTTGTTCAACGTTAAAATGTTTACTACAACCAAATTTAAGTAGTAATCCATCAACAACAAACTCAAGGTATTGTTTCATTAAGTTTGAGTTCATACCAATTAACGATACTGATAATGATTCTGTTATAAATTCTTTTTCAATCTCAAGTGCCGATAATAGTATTTCTTTAATTCGTTCTTCTGATGGTTTATTTTCTAAGTGATTATTCAACAAATGGATTGCAAAATCACAATGTAGATTTTCATCTTTAAAAATCAATGTGTTAGCATTACATAAACCTTGCATTATACCCCTAGATTTTAACCAGAAGATAGAACAGAACGAACCTGAGAAGAATATACCTTCAACTGCAGCAAACGCAACTAAACGTTCCGCGAACGACGCGTTTTCAATCCATTCTAAAGCCCATTGTGCCTTTTTTTGTACCGCTGGTAGTCTGTCTATTGCATTAAAACATTCATCCTTTTCTTTTTGATCTGTAATGTACGTATCAATCAATAATGAATACATTAATGAATGAATATTTTCCATTGCCAACTGAAACCCATAAAAGAATTTTGCTTCAGGATATTGTACCTCCCTGTAAAAATTTTCGGCCAAATTCTCATTAACAATACCATCTGATGCCGCAAAAAATGATAACACATTCTTAATGAAATATTTTTCATTTTCCGTTAAACCTTCCCAGTCTCTAATGTCATTTGTCAAATCAACTTCTTCTGCTGTCCAGAAAGCCGCTTGATGTTGTTTATAATAATCCCAAATGTCATTATGTTCAATTGGGAAAATCACAAATCGGTTGGGGTTACTTACTAATATTTTTTCCATATTCTTTATTTTAATTATTTTTATTTTCTCTTTCTTTTCGTTTTTCCAATAACTCCTTAACTCTTTGTCGTTGGCGTTCTTCTTTTTGTTCTTCAATACCAAGGAATGTTGTTGTTGATTCGGTATCAATTTCAATCATACCATTATCAAATTTACAATTCTCAAATACAACACCATCATCTCCAATTCTGGATTTGGTAATGGCAATTGTTGCCAACTTCATTTCTTTTTGTTGTAATGTTTTTGCAACAGTTATAATGACGTGACCCACTTGTGCTTTCTTAATTGAACCTCCCATTTGGTCTGTTGTAACAACTTCTGATGAGATGCTTGCCCGTGAACCTTGGGTTGCTGTCCACCCCACCACATTTAATTCGTGACACATCGCCTCATATGCTCTCATTACAGATCCTTCACTTTTCCATTCGTTACCTAAATCTTTGTTTGGTAGAATACAATCAATATAGTCCAAGACAATCATATCAATCTTAGTTCCGT